TCAAGGAACAGAAGAGACCCGTGTCCGACATATGGACTATGGGGTGGTGCTTTCTGCTTTTTTCTGGCGTAGATTTAAAAACAAACAAGCGATCACGTTCTTTGACCCTAACGAAGTGCCGGATCTATACGAGGCATTCTATCGGGACACTAAACTATTTGAAGATCTTTATGTCAAATATGAAGCTAGATCTGACCTCCGGAAGAAAACTATGTCTGCTGAAGAAGTCTTCAAATCTGGCATACTTAAGGAGCGAACAGACACTGGTCGCATTTATCTAGTGTTTATTGACAACGTGATGAATCAAGGTCCGTTTGACCCTGAGTATCACACTATCTATCAGAGTAACCTTTGCTGTGAAATTCTCTTACCTACAAAACCTTTCAAGCGCCTGGACGACGATCAAGGCCGCATTGCACTTTGTACACTGGGCTCCATTAACTGGGGGGCGTTTCGCAACCCTGAGGATATGCGCCGAGCTTGTCGCATTCTGCAACGCAGCCTCTGCAACATTCTCGACTACCAGGACTTCCTATCGATCCAGTCGCAGTTATCCAATGACGAAATTCAGCCGCTCGGCATCGGCATTACTAACCTTGCTTACTGGCATGCCAAGAGAGGACTCCAGTATGGTGACAAGGACGCTTTGGCCGAAGTCAAGAGCTGGATGGAACATCAGGCTTTCTACCTTACCGAAGCAACAGTTGAGCTTGCTAAGGAAAGGGGCCGTTGCAAAGATTCTGACCGCACCTGGTACGGTAAGGGTAAGTTTCCTTGGGAGAGACGTAGCGCCGGGGTCAATGAACTCACGGACTTTACACCTGAGCTAAACTGGGAAGGTCTCCGTGCAGAGATGCGAGCATATGGTGTGCGTAATGCAACACTGATGGCCATTGCTCCTGTGGAATCCAGTTCGGTGGTAATCAACTCAACCAACGGTATTGAGATGCCCATGAGCTTGATCACAGTGAAAGAAAGCAAGGCAGGATCGCTCACACAAGTTGTACCCGAGTATCACAAGTTGAAAAACAAATATCAACTGATGTGGGCACAAAAAGATTGTGACGGTTACTTAAAAACTGCGGCTGTGTTAGCAGCGTATGTTGATCAAAGCATTAGTACCAACACATTCTACAATCCAGCACATTTTGCAGATCGTAAAGTGCCCACAACATTGATTGCCAAGAACTTGATGCAAGCCCACTACTGGGGACTGAAAACATTCTACTATAGTTTGATCAACAAGCAGGGCAGCAAACAAAAAGACGAAGCTCTTGTAGACTTACCTCACAATATTGAAATGATGGAAGAGGAAGACTGCGAAGCATGTAAACTTTAAAGGAAACAAATGAAAAAGCGTAATTATACACCAGAAACAGTAAAGAAGCTACAAGGTAGTTTACAGGTAGAACATACACTAGCAAAACGTGGCGCACATAAGCTGCGTGAGTTGTTAACCAACGAACCATATGTAAACACATTAGGTGCATACAACGGGCAAATGGCAGTACAACATGCCAAAGCAGGTTTGAAGGCAATCTATCTAAGCGGCTGGCAAGTAGCGGCTGCTAACAACACAAGCAATACGACATATCCAGATCAAAGTTTATATCCAGTTGATTCAGTTCCTCGAGTTGTGAAAGGCATCAACAATGCTTTCCGTCGTGCTGATCAAATTGAGCACAGCGAAGGCAAAGTTACTACAGATTATTTCTTGCCTATCGTTGCAGATGCAGAAGCAGGCTTTGGTGGCGCATTGAACGCATATGAACTGATGTCAGCAATGATCGAAGCAGGTGCCGCAGGCGTACACTTTGAAGACCAATTGGCTAGCGAAAAGAAATGCGGACACTTGGGCGGCAAGGTACTTGTACCTACTAGCCAAATGATTCGTACATTGAACGCCGCACGACTAGCTGCAGATGTAGCAGGCGTTGATACTGTTATCATGGCACGTACAGATGCCGAGGCAGCAACATTAATCACATCAGACCACGATCCACTGGACAAGGACTTTATTATCAATGAACGCACTGACGAAGGCTTTTACAAATTTAAAAACGGTATTGATGCTTGCATTAGCAGAGGTCTTGCTTATGCCCCTTACGCTGATCTCTTATGGTTCGAAACTAGTACACCTGATATCGCACAGGCTAAAAAATTCGCCGATGCTATACACGCTGAGTTTCCGGACCAAATGCTGGCTTATAATTGCAGTCCTAGTTTTAATTGGCGTAAGTTTTTGAGCGAAGACGAATGCGAAACATTCCAACGCGAATTAGGTGAACTAGGCTATAAGTTCCAATTCATTACCCTAGCCGGCTTCCACTCAGTAAACCTTGCTACATTTGAACTTGCCGAAGCATACCGAGCACGTGGCATGGCTGGCTATAGTGAAATGCAACAGCGTGAGTTTGCAGCACAAGAACGTGGCTTTACCACTGTGAAACATCAACGCGAAGTTGGTGTTGGTTACTTTGATTTGATATCAGAAGCAGTTGGCGCAACGTCAACAGTGGCAAACAAACATTCAACTGAAGCAGATCAATTCCATTGATGCGAAAGTTTTGGAGATTGTGGGCAAAGGCACTGGGCGAAAAAGCCGGTGCCACCAAACAAGAAGCAGATCGAGTGGCCTGGATTAGAACAGGCATCGCGTTATGTTATATAATAACAAACCTGTTTATTATAGCAGGTGTAATAAGACATTGGTAGATCCTTATTTGAAAGCAGATCCTCTACTTTGACACCATTTAACCAGTCTATCAAGGAGAATGATTATCTAACCTGGGAAAGCTGTGCTGACCCCAGGTTTGATTTCTATTGCCCTCCTCCCAAACCAATACAGCATTTTTTACCTGATTGGTTTAAGAACCTCCGGGGCAATATTAGAGAATATCTGCCTGAAGGTTTTGGCGCAGACCACACGTTGAGACATTGTCTTGGGTTTCGTGGTTTGTTGGATATAGGCTATAGCATAGCATTGCCAGTTGATGTGGGCGGTTGGCAAACACATTTTGCATCAGGCAATTTGCATCCTGAAATGTTGCATGGAACACCTTGGGCAGAAAAGCCAGGCACACCTGACGGTGGCTGGATTGACCCTACTGAACACACCAAGGGTAGAGATTTTTCCCCTTACAAGTACAGAATCAAATTGTTGTTCTGGCCCTGGCGTGCAAAAATGGCACCAGGTTGGCGCATGATGATTTTGCCCAACCCTTGGGAATGGAGTCCGTATTGGCAAAGTTTTGCTGGCGCCCCAAAACCCAATTATATGTTTAATGAAAACATGACTAGTCTGGGCAATTCGTCAACATGGGAAATACCCCTTGACACCAACTACAATTATTCAAACATTGAAACAGTGTTGGCAATACATCGCGAGCACATTATTCCTGCTGGTACAGTTACATTTTGGGCTGTTCCAGTTTATGAGCCCGACACAGTTGCAGCTCAATAAATATTCGTCACCAACGGAGTTACCATGCCTATTAAATTAGAAAAACTCAGCAATTTTGGTCGCAGACCAATCATCAACAATGCTGATTACTACAACACAGACTGGATCCCAGCTGAAGAAGATTACTTTTTGTGTCCAGCCAACGACATCACAGTTTACAATCATCCCAAGTTTGAAGGTGGCTCACAAGCCATTGGCAAGACTTGCCTGGAAGTCATGCAAATACTGTATCCTAACCGTGTGTTTAACAATGCCATGGAGTGGGCTTGCGGTCCAGGCTACATAGGATTTTTGTTTTTGGCCAATGGCATTTGCAACAATCTCACACTCAGTGACATCTATCGCCCAGCCCTACGTGCAGTAGAAAAAACAATTGAAAATCTACCGGAAAAATATCAAGGGCATGTGGATTGGTTCCACATTCGTAACCCTGCAGATATTCCTGTGGAAAAACAATTTGACTTTATTATTGGTTCGCCACCACACTGGGACGTAACTGATGACAAGTTTGTCAACAAGATCTTTTTCAATGACCGCCGTAGCGCAGATCCAGACTGGTTAGTACACGAAGCATTCTTTAGAGAGATTAAAAAGAATCTTGCACCAGACGGCATTATTCTATTGCAAGAACAAGCCTATGCTTGTGGTCCAGACACATTTCAAGAAATGGTCACAGCAGCAGGATTGAAGATTACAGACTGTTACTGGGAACCAGATGATCTCCAAAACAACTTACATTGTTTCTATTTAGAAGTCATGCATGCTTGATTGTTTGGTATCTTAGTGTTATAATACCACATGGACTTCTTACAAAGAATCAACTGGCACCATCATGACGGGGTAAACCTAGGCATGATCAACGACTTCATGCGCAATCAGTTTTATGATCGTGTACTGAGTCGCTATGTGCAAGATCAACACTGTACAGACATTGGTTTTGGTACAGGCTTGTTATCCATGCTGGCATTAAAACACGGCGCCAAACACATTCGAGCATTTGAAAGCGATGAAGATCGTTATCTATTAGGGTGTGAAATTATCAAGCGCCTGGATCTGGCCGATCGTATTGAGTTGATTAATGAGCGTTATGATCACAATTATCAACCCACCCCTATTACATTTACAGAAACAGTGAATGGTAATTTGTGGTGGGAAGGTTTGTGGAACAGCTTGCCCAGGGACGAAAAATCTATTTTCTTGCCCGGAGAATACTTTTTAGAAATGTGGGCAGTGGAAGTGCCCAACAGTTTTGCACAAGGAATACAACAGGCCGAAGAAACCAATAGAGTTTTTAATCCTGGTGTGGACGTTGATCCAAAATTTGTGCGTACAGTAAACGAACTAGTATGTGAAACTTACGACTGCACATACAGACCTACACCGGTGTTAGAACTAACACAGGGCATTGTAGATTTTGATAGAGAAGTCAGCACTATTTGGAATTGGATTCCATACATGCGGGCAGTGCAAACTGGAACTCGAGTAGCCAGTTACGTTGCCAGTTACTACAGCGACGACACTGAAAATTTTGTCCTCAATGTACAAACAAGTGCTTGGCAAAACAAAACTGTGTTGATTGTGCCGCGCATGGGCATGCAACAAGATTCGGATCAACTGTATCTTGATACAGGACATTGGGGGCCAGGGGAAAAGCCTATTTTATTAGTCAACCCGCGCGATACACTGGTTGTTAAACACAATGTTCGCGATGGACTAATTACATACTCACTAGGTAACTAACATGAGCAAACAACAATATAATTTAAAAACAAAAACGGACTATTTGCATCGCAAGATGTTTTTGGATCCTGCTGGACCAGTTACAGTGCAACGATTTGAAGAAGTCAAGTACAACAAGTTGGCCAAGTTTGAACAAGAAGCACGTGGATTCTTTTGGGTACCAGAAGAAATCTCCTTGACCAAAGATGCACAGGATTTCAAGGATGCGTCGGACACTGTCAAGCATATCTTTACGTCTAATCTGTTGCGTCAAACAGCACTGGATAGTTTACAAGGTCGCGGCCCGAGCCAAATTTTTACACCAGTGTGCAGTATTCCTGAACTAGAAGCACTGATGTACAACTGGAGTTTCTTTGAAACAAACATCCACAGTCGTAGTTACAGCCACATCATTCGCAACATCTACAACGTGCCCAAGGACGTATTCAACACAATCCATGACACCGAAGAGATTGTTGATATGGCCAGCTCAGTTGGAGACTACTATGACCGACTGCACGTAATTAACTGTCGCAAAGAAGCTGGCGAAGAAGTTGATGAAGGCCTGCATATTAAAGCCATTTGGTTGGCACTTAATGCTAGCTATGCTCTAGAAGCCTTCCGCTTTATGGTTAGCTTTGCTACAAGTTTAGCCATGGTTGAAAACAAGATCTTCATTGGCAACGGTAATATTATTAGCTTGATCCTGCAAGATGAAATTGGACACAAAGACTGGACTGGCTGGATTATCAATCAAGTAGTCAAAGAAGATCCACGTTTTGCCGCAGCCAAAGCTGAATGTGAAGCTGAAGTCTATGCAATGTACATGGATGTGATTCGTGAAGAGAAGACCTGGGCTGATTATTTGTTCAAACACGGGCCAGTAATTGGTCTTAATGCACAAATCTTAAAAGACTTTGTGGACTTTACAGCGTTTAATGCACTGAAAGAAATTGGTATCAAGTACACTGCCGAACATCCACGTAGCACGCCTATTCCCTGGTTTAACAAACACGTTGACACCAGTAAAAAGCAAACTGCATTACAAGAGAATGAAAGCACCAACTATGTTATTGGTGTGATGTCAGATAATTTAGACTATGAGGAGTTACCTGATCTATGATTGACGACAAATGGTTTGATGGTGGATTTACTACCTACAAACATCCTACACCCATCAGTTATAAAACTGCTATTGCACCAGGAACAGTCGAAACACTGGAAGGTCCAGTGCAATACATAGCAGGGCACAAGATCATCACTGGCCCCAAAGGTGAGCAGTACCCTGTGAGCCCCATCAAGTTTGCGGCTTATTATGATGACAACGGGGATGGCACAGCTACGCCTAAGAAGATTTTTAAAATAGCCAAGCTAGCTGACCATGACGGTGTTGTTCGAGCGTCATGGGGCAACTTAGAATATACCAAAGGCAATGATTACATTGTTCGACACGGCGCCGGAGATTACGGTGTTGTGAAGAAAGACATTTTTGCCAAGACATATCACTTACCAAAAGGAAAATAAAAATGAAAGCAATTGTATGGAGTAAGGATCAATGCCCTTACTGTGTTCAAGCCAAAGCTCTATTAGAAAGCAAAGGCATTGAGTACGAAGAACGAAACGTGTCCAAGGACTGGACCAAAGAACAATTATTAGAAGCAGTACCAACAGCTCGCACTTTGCCGCAAATCTTTTTAGATGATGCACATGTGGGAGGCTTCAATGAGCTCAGACAAAAACTTGCCTGATTTAGACAGTATTACAATAGACTGGTTCAAGCAAAACATTCCAGACTTTGAAACCAAAACATTTTTTACATCAGATTGGTTCTCCAATGGGTTGGTCAATTTTGAATTTATCAAATCTCATGCTGATTCAAAACTATCCTCTATTTTAGAGATTGGCTCACACGAAGGCCGTAGCACTTGTTGGATGTTGCAAAATTTACTAGCTGATGATGGCACAATCACTTGTATTGATCCGTTTGGTAACACACCACTAAATGCATACAAGAATGATGAGATACCTGAACAGCGTGTGATCCAACAGATACACAAGCACAACACAGATTTAACAAAGTTACCAACACAAACAGTTGAGGTCTTGCCTGTAATGAGCTATCATGGTCTGGCACAACTAATTGTGGATCGTCGTGAATATGAGCTTGTGTATGTTGACGGTAGTCATTGTTCAGATGCTGTGCTGGCCGATGCCACAATGGCATTTGGACTGCTCAAGTCCGGCGGATTTATGATATTCGATGACTACTTGTGGCGCGAATCCCCGGATGTCTTGGACCATCCTAAAATGTCCATTGATGCGTTTGTGAACATGTTTCAAAAACATATTCGCATTGGCATGATCAATTATCAATACGTTATACAGAAAGTTTAAAATGACACAAATTGCACTAGAAGCAAATCAAGTTTACACATTTAAAATGAACTCAGGCGAGGAAATGGTTGCCAAGGTCAAAATGAGTGGCGACGACTGGATTACATTAGAAGAACCCGTGAGCATTGCTCCTGGACCACAGGGCATGGGACTTGTGCCCAGTTTGTTTACCGCAGACCCCCAGGAAGAAATCAAGCTAAATACCAATAGCGTTTCTCTTGTATCTAAAACTGACGACAGCGTCAAAATGAAATACTTAGAAGCAACCACTGGTATCAAGGTACCTGAAAAGAAAATCTTAGTAGGATAACATGGCCGCAGCACAACGAGTAGGTGATACCAACAGCGCCGGGGGAGTTGCCCAGGCCGGAATACCATCTGTTCGTATAAATGGGCGGCCAGTAATTGTAGCTGGTAATCCAGTAACCCCGCATCCTTGTTGTGGACGTCGCGGATGCCCGCCCATACATTGCAGTGCTACAACCAGTGGTGGCTCGGGAACTGTCAAGGCTGGTGGTATTAGTATAATAAGAACCGGTGACGTTGACACTTGTGGTCATCCAAGATCTGGTGGTAGTGGTGATGTGAATATTGGCTAATGGCAAAAAGTATCTTAACCCCTTTACAACTCAGTGCAGGCAGTGGCTTTTTAGCCAACACTGCTCTTAAGTCTTTGCCCTCTGCATTGACGACAGCCATTGCTGCATTTAATGCACTGACAGTTATATCTCCACTCAATGCTGCTTTAAACGCAGCCGGGTCTGGGACTTGGTGCAGTGCTGCCACCTTGCTGAGTTTGCAGAGCCTAGGTGGATCAGGTGGTAACTTATGTTACCCATTGGGTAACAGCATACCGCCAGCATATACTAATTTGAGCCCTGTGACTAATCCATCAGGCTTTAGCGGGCTAATCACACAAACTGGCAATGCCTATCTTGGAACTGGTGATTCAGGAAAATTTGCACAGGGATTTTTGGCTATCAATGGCTACCTTAATACTGTCAATGCGTTTATCACTACTAATGTCAATGCAGACAACTATCTAGGCCCTACATTTAGTAACATGGATGCGCTGACCAGTGCAGACATTTCCAACATCAGTCCAGTGTACAGTGCATTTGGTACTGACATTATCAATCAAGGTGATCTGGTTGATACTAAAAATCTTGACTTGTATGGGACACCAGCTGGTTTAATACAACAACTCAGTGCAGTATCAGGAGTTCGAGATCAAGCTATACCTGCGGTACAAAGTGCGTTGATCAGCGTGGGACTAACACCAGACGACATACGTAATCTAGTCAACGATAATCGTGCCAAATTGTACAACCCCAATGGCTTGACATCAAATGAGTTTGATCGTTTGCAAAAGTATGCTTACGATGGACTAACATTGATAACTGGTGATGACTTAACACAAGCATTGAGTTTGTTAAACGTAACCACTCCTAACATCACCAGCTTGGAACAACTACTTGACCCGGTTAAAGTATTTCCACTAAGTTACAACACATTGAAGACCCCAAGTCCCAATGGACCAGTGTTTATTTTTGATGCTAACGGTAATGTAAATTCAAACATCGCTCCTATTGTCAACAGTTATTTGCCAACTTCCACTGGCTGTGACGAACTAGGCAAAATTATTCCTCCTGCTGATGCTGTGGCAAACAAAGCTCTACAGGTGAGTTTTCAAAACATACCTGGTATCACCAACAGTAGTTGGCCTGACCTAGGACAAGCCATTTATGGTTCTGTGCCTCCCGAGCTACCAGCTTGGACTCCAGACCAACCTTATCTTCCCAATACGTTTGTGGCAGTACCAGACCCCACAGGTGCTGTGTCGGGCACGCCTGGCGTGCCAGCAACATATCAATCACAACAAGATGTGCCGGTGGGTATTGATATCAGCAATACTTCTTATTGGCAACCTGCTAGTTTGGGCAATCTTGTTACCATGGACAATTTGACCTTGGTGCAAGCACAAACAGCCGCAGTTGATCCTGCAGTCACCTCTTACTACGAAAACAGCGTTGCAACTGGCACAGGTCCTTACAACACATTGACCTTTTATGATGTGCTGGGTACAGCAATTGATTACAACAACTTTGCTACAACTCTTGGCACGGCTACCACAGCACTACAGGCTATTATCACAGCAGGCGGTGCAGCCGATCTAATCAGCGTATACACAGCAATGAAAAACGCAGCCGAAAATGCCAATGCTGTGAATGGTCCCGTGGTAGTGCCACCAATCCCTGCTGTGGGCTATGCTGGCGCCACTTACAACAAGTCTTTCCCATATTTTGCCGCTGACCTAGCATTGCAGGCCTTGATACCATATGCCAATACTGCTATTGCTGCAATTGTAACCAACGTGGCCTACACTGCATATTGCACCACCGCTAGCACAGCGTTTAACACAATAGCAAATAAATTAAACATTGAACGCGGATATCAAACTGCTGCTGGTGTTGATTACTTCCAGTTGTTGGCAGGTGAAAAAGTCAGTGTGTATGCATTGATTCAATCACTTCCTAGTTTGGCAGAAGACGCAACATCAGGCGGTGCTTATGATTTCTTGACCCAAATCACAGACCTTACAACACTAGGCGGTCAAAGTACAGTTGGCTCATTACGCCAAGCCACTAATACCAATAGATTGCGCAGTGCTAGATTGAGTGAAGAAGCAACGCAGATTCCAGTAGGTGCGGTACCAGCTGGCGGATTTGTTTTTCCAACTCCTAAAGTAGCACTTTACGATAATTACCCAAAAAATCGTAACGAAATTTTATAATTGAGTAAATATCATTAGCAGCGCCGCCAAGGGGCGACGTCGGACTAGTCAATGACGCTTGACATAGAGATGTCTTTACTGTAGAATATACTACAGAACGCCTACCGTAGAATCGTTCTGATTCGAGCTATAAAAACACAAAAGGAAAATTATGTTTAAGAAACTTCTAAGTGGTATCTTGGCTGTATTGTCTGCCTCTGTTTGCCTAGCACAACCATTGACTGTGCCAGCTGAACTTCGAGGTAAAACAATCACCATGGTGATACCGTATGCGCCCGGTGGCGACACCGATAACATACAACGCTTCATGGCCGAACAGGCTAGAAAACTAACAGGGCTTGATATTGTATATCTAAACAAGCCCGGAGCCAACACCATTGTTGGAGCCAAAGAAGCTGCTGGCCGTGAGCCCAATGGGCAAACACTGTTTGGCAGTGACGGCAGCACACACTTTATTAATCCAGCAATCAACTATCCCAACCATGTGGATCCTGCTTTGCTTGAACCAATCAGTGTGTTTGCCATTACACCGCAATACGTTTATGTTGCAGGCAACAGTCCAATCAACAGTGCAAAAGACTTACAAGAGTATGCCAAGAAAACGCCGTCAATGAACTATGGATGCAGTGCTCAACAGGCCTGTGTGTATCAAGCTGCCTTGTACGAAAGCCTGGGCATTAGACCCAATCAAGTGGCATTTAAAACTGCTGGCGAACAACTGGTCAGCATTGCTCAAGGCGACATTGTGCATTTCATGGCTGGTGCTAGTACAGGATATCCTCATGTGCAAAGCGGCAGACTCAAAGCCATCGCAGTGGGTTGGGATCATGCCTTGGAAGTATTTCCAACTGCAACACCTATCAATCAAGTGTTGCCAAAGTTTCGTGCTGTGAATCTGCAGATGATTTCAACCCCAGCAGGCACACCCAAGCACCTTGTTGAGTTTTGGAATTCTGTGTACAGAGAAATTGCCAAAACACCCGAAGTGCGTGACAATTTCAAAACACTCAGTGTAATCAACACAGGAGCCAACGTAAAACAAAGTGAACAACTGATACAAGCAGAATTTGCTCGCATCAGTAGACTCAAGCACTTGGTAAAGGCGCAGTGATGTTTACATATCTAGCACAACCACAATTGCCATCTGTGCCGCAACACTTTGTTGACCGTGCATTTGAGTTGGTAGAACAACCACCTGCTGAAGACAGTGCTATTTCTCGTAGCATGTACACTCCGGAGTGGAAGGATCGCAAAGTTCTGCACGAAGGGCAACTGAAATCTACCAGGGTGCAAAAAGTATTTGAACTGGGCGCAGACTGGGATCAATGGATCAGGGAAAATATCACCACAACATGGGCAGAGTCTGGAGTCAGACTCAGCGATGCAGACACAGATTTGCATGCTGCCCATACTGATTACAATCCCTTGATCAAATTGTACTATCCACTTGAGCGTGGCGGCAGTGATGCTGTCACACGTTGGTATCAAGAACCAGGTCAACCCATACAGCGAGATCCACGCACATCTGTGTCAGACATGAACACAGTGACAGTAATTGACGAAGTACAGTTTGAAATTGGTCGTTGGTATTTGTTTAACACACAGATACTTCACGGTGTTGAAAAACTACAAGGTCGCAGGGTAAGCATACAGATTGCTATGCCGCCTGATGCACCTTTTGTTCAAGCATTGATGAAATGAAAACATCGCCAGACCGGTTTGGCCACTGGATAGTGGCAGGCAAAAAGTACAGTAGCAAACTTCAAGCTGTGATTGATGCTGTGAAAATGGGCCACTGGATCCACTGGGACTTCAACGAAGCCACATTCAAAAAGTACGATTGGACCACAGAGCCCACAGAAAGTCTGCAAACACTTTATGATCAACGTGCCCGACGCATACGTGAAAAATATGCGTTTGTGGCCGTTGAATTCAGCGGCGGTGCAGACAGTTGGAACATGCTGTATGCATTTTGTAGACAAGGACTCAAAGTTGATTTGGTGATACACAAATATGCTGAAACAACTGTAAAAGGCATTGAAGATACGTCAGCAGAGAATCACTGGGCCGAAGGCAAGTTCCAAGCCTGGACACTGTTTAGCAAGCTCAAAGAACTCAACCCTGACATGAAATGGGTGACATGGAATATTGAAGACCCCATTCAAGATGGTTGGCGAGATGGACCTGTGGACTTTTTGTTTCACAACAACTTGCACCCGGGATCAGTTATCAAAATGCCTGATCGTGCCAATGTAAATCCTTTTAACATTCCTGAACTGCCCAGCACAGCCTACTTGTTTGGCATTGATAAGCCCATTGTGGAACAGCATCACGATGGTTGGTATCTTACATTCTATGACAATCACATTATCAGTCGCAGTGTTATAGAACGCAGTATACTTGGCTTGGGCTGGGACGATGTTATGTTTTACTGGGATCCAGATTGTGTGCCACTGATGATCAAGCAAGCACACACTATTATGAAATTTTTTAGATCCAATCCCAATCACAAAGAACTGTTGAAAACAGCAGGGCCACGTGGCTGGAACTACAAAAACTTCATTATCAGTTTGATCTATCCTGACTACAGAGTGATATGGCAAAGTGAAAAGCCACGTGGCACCTTTGCGTTCACAAATGAAAATTGGTTTATATCACACACCAAAAACTCAGCAACAGAACAGTGGCACGATACCTTGAATGAGTATTCTAATCTGTTGGTTGATATCACTGACGGCACACAGTTTCGTCAGTATGTACACAACGATGCAGGAGCAGCCAAATACAATGTGTTGGCCGACTGCCCTAGTCATCGCTACTATCTAGGACCTTTATGAAATCTATTAAATTTGTTCACTCATTTGATGTTACAGACATTGCTCGTGAAGCAGAAGCACTGCCACTTGAGGCTTGGCTTGAAACCAAACCCTGGAGTGATCCTGAAAACTTAGCTGACAGCAACATTGGAGAATACAGCAAACAATCAGGTATGAGCTTAATTCGCGAACAAGATCGTGCATTGTTGATGTGGCATAAAAGCATTGATGACCAACCTTGGTGGACACATGCAGGATATAGAAAATTTGACACAGCACCTACTCAGTGGACGGACCAATGTCCTCGCACCATGCAAATTTTAAGTGAACATTTTGTCAAACAAGGCAAACAGTTGGTAAGACTGTATTTCAGCAAACTTCAACCTGGACGACAAATATATCCGCACGAAGATCAAAAGTTTGGCGACGACTTTGAAAAAATCACACGCTATGGTCTATGCGTCACAACCAATGATCAGTGTGAATTGCGGTGTGCAGACGATGCATGTCATGTGCCACAGGGAACCCTGTACTGGTTAGACAACGTGCTGGTGCATAGCGCCACAAATTTTGGTACCCAAGACCGGATTCACATGTACATGGATGTGCGGTAATACTCAAGTACTACAAAACCCTGCAATTTTGCGGGGTATTTTTTGGTTGACCAAAAATGCCCATTTTGCTATAATATACACATAGACAGCAAAAAGGAGCCGCACATGGGTTATCGTGTTTTGGATACAGTAGACAACATGCGCCAAAAGTATGGCCCCCGCCCCGGACTTGAAGGTCCATTTAACTTCTCGGGCAGAGTGTTGTATTATGACAACAAACAGGGCGAGTACTACGATCCCACTACAGATTTCTATGTTAGCCGTGAAGAGATGGACACCATAAACAACCAGCTCTACGAACTGCTGAAAAAGTAATACTTTAGTAGTACTTGACCAAAAATTTTCAATTTGCTATAATATAGGCATAGTGTAACAAAAGGAGCCCGAGATGGATATCAAAGACATTAACTCTGCAATCATGTTTGGTAACTTTACAAACGAGCAATTGAACTCAATTGGCGATGCTATCCGCTATGCTCGTGCTCAACTCACACAACAAAAGAAACGCGAGCTGTCAGTTGGCGATTCTGTAAAATTCCGTAACAGCCGCACAGGTGGCATCACATACGGCACAGTTAAAAAGATCAACATCAAATACATTCTAGTTAACGAAAAATCCAACAGTGGGTTGTTTACTTCAACTTGGCGTGTGCCAGCTAACATGTTGGAGGCAGCATGACATTTCGACGCTGGCTACAAGAACGGTGGTTTGATCACTTAGATGAACTTATGACATTGGGTTTGCCACCGCCCAAGTATGCTCTTCAACAATACTTCCAACAATACAAATGGTGGCTTCGTAGAGAATATCGTCATCAACAAGGAGTGAAATAATGGGTCTTGACATGTATGCTTATGTTGCCGCCAAGGCAGGCCAGCAAGGTGAATACTACGACGGTGCTGAATGGGACCCTGAGGCCCGCGAGTTTGTGAACAAAACAACAACCAAGCCGCGTGAACTTGCATATTGGCGCAAGCATCCTAACCTGCATGGCTGGATGGAACAACTTTGGATTGCTAAAGGCCGTCCAGGATTTGATGAGAGCACAGCCGATCATGATCCGACATTCAACGGCATCGAGCTTGAACTCACGCACAAGGATTTAGACGAACTAGAACGTGCAGTAACGCACAAGCAATTGCCAAGCACTCAAGGTTTCTTCTTTGGTGATGACGCAGACGAACACTACTACGAAAGTGATTTGTCTTTTATCAAGAACGCTCGTGCTGAGTTGTTCTTTGGCTTAAAAG